AAAATCAAAATAATATGTAGAACTAATAAACCATATAAAATGATTATTTAATTTATTACACAAATATGGTAGATTAATTTTATCAAAATTATAAAAAATTATTCTATTCCAATAAATATATTTACATAGATTTGCAAATATATTTATTAAATAATTAAAATTAAACTTATTATTATTTATAATTTTATTAGTTATATTACATATGTCTGATTTTGTTTTACTATTTTTTATAAAAATAATATCATATGAATTTATTATATCTATTGTATTATTTATTATTAATTTATTAAAATTATTTAATGAATTAATATTATATATACTAAAATACTTTAATTTTGTATAATTTTTTATATATGATAACCATACTTTATATGAATCTTTACCAACTATAATTATTGTTGGATTTAAATGAATATGATTAATATTGTCATTATATTTTATTTTATTTAAATAAATATTATTATATTTATTTTTTAAATAATCATTGTTTTTTAATTTCTGATATATTAAAAATGACAATATTGTTATTTTTTTTCCTGATTGTGGTGGATCATTAATATAACCTTCATTTATTTTACATATATTCATTTTATTTAATTGTAATTCCATATTTATCATATTAATAATTTGAATTTTTTGATGTTTAAATAATTTTAATTTAATATTTATATTATCATTAATAATATCATCATATAATAATTCATTAAGTATAATATTATTATTTAATTCTTCCATTCTAAATTATAATAATATTCAATAAATAAAATAATATTATATATATTATATAATTATAATAATATAATATATATTTAATAATATAAAAAATGCCATTTATATTATCAGATACAAAAAATAATATATATAATAGTATTAATGATAATAATACTATAAGATCTTTATTTGGAAATCCTATTATTATTTCATTAATAATAATAATTTTAATATTATGTATATTTACAATTCAAATATATAATGTAAATTATGATGATATTAATTTTATTAAACAATCTAAATTAATTATTTATACTTATTTAATTATTTTAATATCTATTGTAATTAATAATTCTATTATATTATATGATTGTAAAAAATTGATACAAAATGATAAAAATGAATTATATACAAATTTAAAAAACCCAGATGGGGATGAAATTAATATAATTTCTAGTAATATTGTAACAGGCAATGGTGAATTAAATAATAATAATATATCTAATTTAGATTTACCGATGGTTGGAAAGTTAGATGTTGAACATTTTTTAAATTAAATAATTAAATATAATTAAATATAATTAAATATTAAATAATATTTAATTATATTAATATATAATAAAATAAATTTTATAAATATTAAATTATAATTTTATATTTTTTTATAAAAAGATGAGTATTTTTTGTGATAATGATGAAATACCAATAGTAAAAGATGAATATAAATCATTTTTACATAAAACAACAATATTATATGGTAGTAGTAATACTGGAAAAAGTGTATTAATTAAACATATAATGTTTTTATTAAAAGATATAATACCAAATTTAATAATTTTTAATCCAACAAATGATTTAAATAATACATATACTGGTATTGTACCTGAATTAACTATATATAGAGAAGTTGATCCAGATATATTAATTAGTATTTATGAAAGACAAAGAGAAGCGGTTGAAATATTTAATTTAGTTAATAAATTAACTAAATTAAAAGAAATATTTGATTTATGTGCAAATCAACAAGAAAAAGATATGTACTTACGTATTACTAAAATAACTAATGATGTAAAAAACTCATATGAATATAAAAATATACATATGGCTAAAAAAAAATCAGATATAACATCAATTGATCAAATACAAAAAGAGAAACATATTGAATTATTTAAAACAGTAATAAAAAAAAAATATAATAATAATAATTTACAAAATGATAACACATTAACAGATGAACAAAAAAAGGTAATTAAATATATAGATTTTAATCCTGAATTCTTATTAGTTGCTGATGATTGTGCAAGTAATGCAAAAGAATGGGGTAGTCTACCACAAGTAAATGAATTATTCTTTAATGGTCGCCATTTTCATATTACTACAATTATATCTTTACAAGATGAACAAATTTTACCACCAAAAATTAGATCAAATGCATTTAATAGTATTTTTACAACAAAACAATGCGCAAGTGCTTATTTTAGTAGAGGTACTAATAATTTTCCAGTAAAGGATCGAAAATTATATTGTAAATTTTTAGATTGTATTTTTCATGATAATGAATGGACTACTAATGGTGATGAAATAAAAAATTATAAAAAAATTGTTTATTCAAGAGATGATGAAAATCATAAAATTAAATATATAATAGCAAATTTATATGATAATTTTAAATTTGGATCAGAATATTTATTTAAATTATCAGAAAAAACAAAAGATACTGATAGAAGAAAAGTAACAACAAAATTTAGTAAATTATTTCAATAAATTTTATATAATTTATTTTTTTTATTTATATTTAATAATAATTTAAATAATAAATATGTAATATTAATATATGTTTATTATTTAAAAATATATTATAATGGTAGAAACTAGAAGTCAAAAAAGAAAAATAGAAGAAATTAATATATCTGATATAACTATTTCATTAAATAATTTAAATAATAAAAAAACCAACGTAAATAATGATATTAGTAATAGTAGTGAATCTGATAGTGATAGTGATTTTGAATTTGTACCAGAAACATCTGAATCATCAGAATCATATTATTCTGATTCTATCATAGAAGATGAATTATTTAATGAAAAAGATGAAGATGAAGATGAATTATTTAATAAAGAAGATAATAATTCATTAAATACAAATAGAATGAAATTAAGAAAACAAATTAGAAATATATTTTCTAAAGCATATAATAATGATATAAATATAAATAATAAATGTGAATATAATAAATTTAGAAAGTCTATAGATTCTATATTTAGTGGAGAATTTTTTGAAAAATATAATATAAATTATACAATTAAAGAACTTAAAGACACACTAGAATTAGAAAAAGTTTCTAAGTTAAATGTATTATTAGATAGTTTAAAATTAAAATATAATACTAATAATATTATAAATATATTAAATTTAGATTTATCTATAGAAAAAAAACAAAAAATATTAGAATTATTATATAAAATAGTAAATACAGAAATATTAACACCTGAGTATGATAGTTTAATTAAAGAATTAGATTATATTATTAAAAATAAAGAATCAATTGAATTAATTGAATTAGAAAAAGAAATAATGAATCATATTAATCATTATAATGAATCTTATAAAAATCAAATTTTATTATCAAATATGTCATTTAATAATAAAGTAATTGCTTTTAAATTTATGAAAATTATGAATAGTTATGGGCAAAATTCTTCATCAGAAGAACATATTAAATATAAAACATGGTTAAATACATTATTATCAATACCTTTTGGTAAATATCATAACTCAGGTATATCTATTAATTCACCTATATATGATATTAAAAAATATATTACTAATATTAGAACTACTTTAGATAGAAAATTATCATTTTTAGAAAAACCAAAGGATCAAATTATTAATGTAATTTCACAATTAATTAGAAATCCAAATTCTAAACTTAACGCAATTGGTTTATATGGTGTAAAAGGTATTGGAAAATCTAGTTTAATTGATAGTATAGGATATGCATTAAATAGACCAATAAAAAAAATATCACTAGGTGGTAGTTCAGACTCAAGTTTATTAACAGGTCATAATTTTACATATATTGGTAGTAAACAAGGTAGAATTATTGATGCAATCATTGATAGTAAAGTTATGAATCCTATTTTGGTATTTGATGAAATAGATAAGATATCAAAAACTGAACATGGTCATGAATTAATAGGTAATTTAGTTCATTTAACAGATACAACTACTAATAATAAATATAATTGTGATAATTATTTATCAGGTATAGAATTAGATTTATCTAGAGTATTATTTATTTTTACTTATAATGATAATGAAAGTATTGACCCTATTTTATCAGATCGTATATATAAAATTAAAATAGATAATTATTCAATTAAAGAAAAATTAGAAATCACTACAAAACATTTAATCAATAATATTATTAAAACATTTAATTTTAAAAATGAAGATATTATATTTACAGATGAATCAATTAATTATATAATTAATAATGCTAATAGTGATGAAGGTATGAGATCTATAAAAAGTAAAATTCAAATCATTATTTCTAGAATTAATACATTATTATTAACTGATAATAATATTATCAATCTAAAATATAAATCATTATATAAATATTATAATAAATTACCAGCTACTATACAAAAGAATCATATAGATATTTTATTAGAAGATTCATTAACAGAATGTTCTAATTCTAATGCTCCTGAACATATGTATTTATAATTATATATAATTATATTTAGTTTAATATAGTTATTAAATGTTAAAAAAAATAACAGGCATAATAACATTTTGTTATTATGGATTATATGTTATACCAATTACTATCAATATAATAAAAACAACTTCCACATGTACATATTATGCATATTATGGTATAAAAAAATGTATAGAATATAAATTATTAAAAAATTAAATTTATATTTAAAGTTTAAAATTGATATTTAATATAATTTTATATATTTAAATGGTATTTCTTTGTTTTGATACAGAGACAACTGGACTTTTAGATGATTGTAATGTATTAACTGCTTATTTTATTATACTTGATAATGATTTAAATGAGATCGCATCATTAGATTTAAAAATTAAACATAATTGTTATAAAGTGCAAATAAAAGCATTAGAAATTAATAAAATTGATTTAATTGAACATGATAAAATATCTATTACTAAAAAAGAAGCCAAAGATCAATTAGAACAATTCTTATCTAAGTATAAAAATAATGATAAATATATTCCACTTGGTCATAATATCGCATTTGATTTAAAAATGCTTAAAAATAATCAATTATTATCTGATTCTGCAATAGAATGTTATATTAGTCCTAATAGTATTGATACATTAACTATTGCTAAGTTTGTAAAATCTTGTAACAAAATACCAATTAAACAATCATTATCTTTAGTTAATTTATGTAAATTTTTAAATATTGAATTAAATAGTGAATTAGATGCACATAATGCTGAATATGATATTAGATTAACTATTGAATTATTTAAAGTTTTACAAAATATGATAGAAAAATAATTGATTAATTATTATTTCAAGATATGTTTTTTTTACTTAAATGATATTTTGTAATTATTACAAAAAAAATATTATAAAATATTGTTTTACTTAAATATTAATATTATATTCATTTTCAATATTTAATATATTTCTTATATTATTATTTATCTTATTATTTGTTTTTTTTAAAATATTAAATTGATATAATGATACATATTCTTTATCATTTGTTGTCAATTCATTATAAATTTTATTATTATTTAACTTAAATTGTTCTAATAAAGTACTAAAACTATTACTAATTTCAATATTAAATCCATTTTCTTTAAACTTAGTTAATATATATTCTAAATTAACTAAATATTCTGTATAATATTGATTTTTACTAAATGGTAATAATACTCCAATTTCTTGATTAAATTTTAAAAATCCAGTTGATTTATATTGTTTTTTAATAGAATATTTAATATTATTATTTTCAGTTAATTCCCATATGTTACTATCTTTTAAAATATTAAATATTTTTTCTCCATTAAATGTTGTAAATATAAATCTTCCGTTTTCTTTTAATAATGTTTTAATTAAATTTATTATATTTAATATTTTATTTTCATCCTTTATTAAATAATGTATTGCAAAATTACATATAATTACATCAACACCTTCTTTTGGTAATGGAATATTACTTAATTTATTAATTATTTCTGTATAATCAGATGTTAAATCTAATTGTTTAGTATATATTGACATTTTATTTTTTTGATTTTTTATATTATATTTACGTTCAATCAATTCATATAATGCATCACTATCAATATCTATAAATAAACCATTTTCAAATCCTAAATTTATAATTCTTGCTAAATCTTGCCCTTTACCTGCTGCTAAATCAATTATCCATTTTGTTTCATTTTTATCTGATAAATTTTTATCAATAATAGTTTCAATCAATTTAGTTTTTACAAATGAATTGAAATTTCTCTGTGCTTTGTATATATTATTACTATTTTGTATAAAATATTTTTGTGGTTCTGATGTTATTAATTCATCTAATGTTATTGGATTTTCAATATTTAGCCATATTAATTCTGCATATTTTAATGCATTTCCATAATATTCACCACGTTGTAATTCAATATTTCTATCATTTCTTATTTTTAATAATTCCCACTTTTTTTCTTTTTTATTATATCTAAATTCACCTATTTTATTATGTAATTCTTTATTTTTAGATGTAAATATATATGCTAATGGGTTATCACTTGGTGCAAATTGAATAGGAAAATATTGTTTATCATGATATATTTTAGGAATTATATTTACATAATTTTCTATATAATTCATTCTAATTTTATCAAAATCTTTTTTATTAATACCACTACATAATATATATATTTTTTCATCTTTTATATTTTTATATTGTTCTTTATTATAATCTGTTTTGGGTAATTCTGCTATATAAAAATCTATGGTCAATAAATGTTCTGGTTTCCACTTATATGCTATCATATTTGTATAATTTGAATTAATTTGTAATGTATTATTTTGTATATTAATTTCTGATATCTTTGATGTTGGTGTAAATATTAACCCATCTATATCATATTCTGATTTATTACTGTTTTCATAAAAATTTTTTATTTCTTTTTTATAATTTTTTGTTAGTTTTATAAATTTTTTCATTTTACCTAACTTTAAATCTTTAATTTTATTTTCTGCCTTTTCTAAATATTTATATCTATTTTCAAATGGCTCACTTGATATATTTTTATTTTCATATATTAATATATCAAATATATATAATTTAACTTTATCAGCTTCTAATTCATATATATTATTTAATTCTGATGAATATAGTATTTCACAATCATATATTGTTAATTTATGTTCTTCTTCTTCTATTATATCATTATATTTATTTATTTTATATAATTTATCTGATAATATTTTTATATTTATTTTATCTTTATTTTCATTAATAATACACATACATCTTTGACCATCTATTTTATCCGTTAAATAATAATGTTTAATATTTGGTAATATATCATTATAATATATATTTCTATTTAATTCTACTACATTATTAACTAATCTTTTAAATCCAGATCTTTCTTTAAAATTATATAACATTCTTTTATCTGTTATAATTAATTTTGCTATATTATAGATTTCCTTTTGATATTCTATAATATTTAAATTTACATTATCTATAAAAATTGGATTTAAATAATTTATTAATTCAAATATATTTGATTCATTTAAATTATTTTTATCTCCTATATAAGATAATTGTATATTTATATCTGATATATCATTATATGGTATATTATCTATTGTGTTCAATTCATCTGATAATATAAAAATATGTTTGTATCTTTCAATTTCATTAATATTAATATTTTTTAATAAATTTATATTAATTATCCAATCACTATAATTATCTAAAATTATAGAAATATTTTTTTTTATTTCTATATATATTCTATCAGTAGAAATAATATGATTTTTATTTATTTTATCAATTTTATTTACATTAAATTGATAATCTATTAAATTATTTTCAGTACTAATATATGGTTTAATTATACTATATACTGTTATATAACTTTCATCAATAATAGTATCATAATTTTCATATTCTATAATATGTTTTTTTGTGTGATATTTATTTGATTTATCTTGTTGCTTTGTTATAATATATTGATTTATATTAATTAGATTAGAATCATTAGTTAAAATTTTTATTATATCTTGAATATTGTTAATATTAAACAATTTATTATTAATATTGCATACTAATTCAGTATTATTATTGATTTTAAAATATTTAATAATTTTATTAATATCCATTATAATTTATTTATATTATATTAGTATATAATATTCAATTTTAAATAAAAAAATATATAATATTTTAAAAAAATTGATTTAAATATATATTTTTATTA